GGGGAAGACCTTGTAGTGGTGGCTCAGGATGAAGCCGTCAAACTGGGCATGGTGCGCGAGCAGTGAGTGGGTCTGCCACGGGATTGCTGACAGCGCCGTGCCGATGCGGGCGGCCGGCACGACGCGCGTGGGCTTGTTGCCGATCTTGATGCCGCACATCTGCGCCTTGAAGCGCGGGTCACGGACGTACTCGGACGTGCTGAGCTTCTTCAGCGTGTAGTCGTCGTCGTAGTAGGTCTCGAAGTCGAGCGTGACCAGGCGGTCCCAGTCCACCGGATCGGGCTCGATGGTGGCGGCAGGAGCGACGTATGTCGGTGCGGCTGGCTTGCGAAAAGAAGAATCCCAGCCCATCAACGGCCCCCAAGTTTGCGCGCGATCATGGCCGCGACGAACTTTTTGCGCTCGGCGCGAAGCCGACGAACTGACACAAGACCGACAGGGTTGTCACTGGCCTTAGCCTGCTGACCAAGAAATGCGCGGTAGATGTGCATGCTGATTTCGACGCGGGACGAGGTAGCGTCTCGAAGGGCAGAGTCGACGACGTTTAGGATTAGACGGTCAGTAAGGTTCCACGCTACGTCTACAAAGTCACCCGTGTACGTCGAAGACTGCCGCGGGTTCAGGATGTAGCTCGTCGAGATACACCCAGTCATGGTGCCGATGTGGTTCATGCTGCCGCCGCGTTGCGATCGTTGCTCGACGCAGCGAACAGGTCGAGCAGGTTCGTCATGCGAGCGTTCTTGCTCATGAGCGCGTCGTAGACAATCTCTTCGATCGTGTTCTCGGCGCGCACGACGATGACCTCAGTCTTTTCGGTCTGGCCGATGCGGCGCTGGCGCTTGTTGCCCTGCTCCCACCACTCCAGGTTGTAGGTCGGCCCGCACCAGATCGTCGACGCGCCACGTGTGAGCGTCAGCCCGTGTGCCGCGCTCTGCGGGTGGGCAAACATCACCCGGTACTCGCCGCGCTGGTAGGCGCTGACGTACATGGTGCGGTCCTGGTCCGTGGCGTCGCCGTCGAGCACGCAGTACGTCAGCCCGCGGGCCGCGGCCTGCTTCGTCAGCTCGTCTTTCTGGTGCTTCCACTGGAAGAACACCAGGCTGTGCTTGCGCGCCTCGACCATGTCGGTGATCAGCTCGTAGCGCTCGGTGTCCAGCACGTGGTAGCTGCCGTCGCCGTCGTAGACCGCGCCAGAGCAGATCTGCAGCAGCTTCGTGGTGACGGCGGCGGCGTTGACCGCGCTGATCTTGGCGGCTTGCTGGATGTACAGGAGCTGCTGGTCCGCCATCGTGTCGTAGACCTTGCGCTGCTTGGGCGGCAGCTCGAACGACTGCACCCAGTGGTAGGTCTGCGGTATGTCAGCGCAGTCGTCGAGCTTGTGGCGGATCGTGATGTCGGACAGCAGGCCGAACACAGCTTCTTCTGCGCCCTCCTTGTCCCGCCACTTGATCGCCTGCGCATTGCGGCCGACTTGCTCTGCCGAACAGGTCGCGTCGCGGAACGCGAAGAACGACGCGCCCAGGCGCTTGCCGTCGTCGAGGATCAGCGCCTGGTGCCACACGTCACAAATGCCGTTCGAGTTGGGCGTGGCGGTCAGGCCGATGCGGCGCTTGAAGTGCTTGCTGATCTTGAACATGGCGCGCGAGCGCTGCGACGTGTAGTGCTTGTAGGCGGTAATCTCATCGACCACCAGTTCGCTGAACTGCGCCCACCAGGCCTTCGGCTTCTTGAGCAGCCACCTCACGGCGTCGTGGTTCGTGATGTAGGCGTCACCGTCCTCGTTGAACGTCTTCTCGCGCGTGAGGGCGGTGCCGACCTTCACGACCATGTCGGGCGCGAATTTGAGGAAGTCCTGCGCCCAGGTGCTGCGCAGCACGGAGCGCGGAGCCAGCACGAGCAGCTTGCCGCCACCCTTGCGCCGACGGGCAGCGAATGCCAGGATGCGCACGGCGGTCTTGCCGGTGCCGGCATCGCTGGTGTCGAAGACGACAGGATTCTTGGCGTCATGCGCGAGACTGATGCGCTGGTGCGCCATGGGCTTGACGGAAGCCTTCATTGCAGAGTCTCCGGGTACTTCTCACGGGCTGCGCAGCTATTCAGCAGGCTGGTGTAGCCCTGCATGGTGTTGATGTCGAAGTGGGTGAGAAGCGCCACATGCGCGCCGAACAGCATCACTGCCGGGTCGTGCGACGCGTCCTCGACGCCCTCGGCATCGCACTCTCGCCGACTCTGGTGATGTCGAACCGGCAGCAACCGCCGCCGGCTTCGTGCAGGGCTCGGACTGCGGTATCACGCATGGTCATCCCTTCACCCCCACGGAGCAGTGCCCCGTACCGCCCAGGTGCTCAGGGCCGTAGGGGCAATATTTGCACGTGTGGACGGTCGGGTTGGGCGGGAAGTCCGTGGCGGTCGTGAGACGGGTGCCGCGCGCGTCCCAGGAGCGCTTGAAGCGCAGCCCCTGAGCCCGCGTGAACGTGCCGGCCGTCAGCTCGTCCTGGTCCAGATACCACAGTTCGGTCGTCACGACTTCGAGCTTGGGATAGCGCAGGAAGCACACGAGCTGGTAGAGCTGGAGCTGCTCGGCGTGTTTCAGCTCGTTGCCGAACTTGCGGCCGGTCTTGTAGTCGATCGAGATCGCCTCGGTATCGGACACATGGACCATGGCGTCCAGCTTGAGCCGCAGCCAGCTCGGGACCCAGGTCACGTACTTGCCCTTGAAGAGGCCCCAGTCGCCGCCCTTGGGCCGCTCGGGGAGCGTCTTCAGGGGTTCGGCGGCTGCGACCTCCTCGGGCGTGGGCTCGAACTCTTCCCACTCGCCATTCCAGCTCACTGGTTCCCAGGCCTGGTTCATGGCCCACTCGCCTTCGAGGCTGACGCGGCCTTCCTGGAACAGCTCGCGCAGGGCGTTGAACTCGTGGGTGAAGTGGGCGGCTGCCTCGACAGGCAGCTCGCCCTCGCCGCGGACGAAGCGTTCGCAGGCTTCGTGGACACGCGTGCCGCGGTCGTTGGCGTGCTCGGTCTTGCCGGGCGGCAAGGGGCGCTCAGGCTCGGGGATGCGGGCGTCGTAGAGCAGGTAGGCGCGTCGTGGACAGGATTCGAACTGGACGAGCCGGCTGTGGCTCCAGGAGGTGATTGGCATGCTGGGTCTTCCGAAGATCGAAGTTAGATGATATCGCCGTCTTCGTCGAAGGTTTCGTCGCGCAAGCGCTCGTCGATGTACTCGTCGCTGGTCAGGTATTCGCTCTCGCGTTCGAGGCTTCTGTAGATCCAGTCGGCGAACGCGCGCATGAGATCGGTAAGGGGCTCTTCGTACACGTACACGTACTCATCGAAGCTATGATGAACCTCGACATACATCGCGCCAGAGTGGTTGTAATGACCCTGAGTCTTGATCCGTGCGCCTCTCAGGTCGTGGCCGCTGAGCTTCGCCACCACCTGAAGAACCGTCAGCTCAGTTGCGATGCGCAACAGCTCTTCGTCGTTCGTCTCGTTCTGGATCTCTTTGATCGCGTCCGGCTTGGGCATGTAAGTTCCCTCGAAGCTTGCGCCGTCGCCCTGGCTGCCAAAGCCTGAGAAGTAGAGCGAGAGTTCCGGTTGCTTGCGCCCTGGTCTGGTCCGCTCGTCGATCTCGATACCCATTAGCGAACCAATGCGCGCGGCGTCTTCATACACGCAGTCCCACCAGTCGTAATCCAGCATGTGTCGACGTTCATTCTCGCGAGCTTTCTCTTTCGCCCTGTCGCTGAGCTGATCAAAAGTCATAGTCACACGAGATGCTCCGGTTGAGGTTAATCGGGTCGAAGGCCTCGCCGAACGACCGCTTTTCGTTGTCGTCGTCGTCGTCCTCTCCGATCCTGCAGAATGACCCGGATAGATTCTCGAACTCTTGGGCGTAGTCCCACAGATCTTCATGGATCTTGACGTCGGGATAGATGGAGCGCCACTTCAAGTCGTTAAAGCGGACACCGAGCGCGCAGTTGCCGAGGCTGTCTTTGAAACTCATCTCGGCAATCGCCTTTTCATACCCGCCAAGCTTCGCCGCCACGGCGAAAGTCTGGACGACTTCCTTCGGGCCNNCGGTACCCCATCATCAGACCTCTATCGTTACGCGCTCGCCCCATGGCTCCGACTCATCCGTCGTGCAGCACCAGAGGACCGGGTAGCTGGGCGGCGCCTCGGGCGCGGCACCATACAGGTCGGTGAGGTACAGGAACGCTGCAGGCCGCCAGCCCTCCGCATCGACCAGCTCGAACGGTGGGCGGAAGTCTGTGCCGCCGCCACCGTACGCCTTGAGTTCGACCGTGTCGTCCGGCCCTAATTCATCGACGTGACTGATGCGCGCGTCGCAATAGATGATGCGCGTCATGGTCGGCCGGGCAGCCTCACGGACGGCCTGCACCTCGGAGCCGAAGATGTCGAGCATCTTCTTCGTGATGGAGCCTGACGTGTCAATGGCGACGACCAGCTCGCCCATGCCCTCGGAGTACAGGCTCGGGATGTAGACGCCCGAGCTGACGAAGTATTTGTTGGGGCGCGACCAGCTGTAGTCGTCCTTGGTCGTCTCCGTGCAGAACCGGCGCAGAATTGTGCGCCAGTCAGCCTTCGGGTTCAGCACCTGGTCGATGAAGCGCTCGACGGCACTGTTCATCTCGCCGGCACGACGCGCGGCGTTGGCTGCCATGGCGGTAGCCATCTTCCACTCGTCTGGGGCCAGCTCGTCGCCGCGGGCGTCACGCACCTCGCACAGACCCTGCTTGTCGTCGCCGGCCTGGTCAGGCAGCAGTGCGTACACGGCCTCCGAACTCATGCCAGCGTAGGCGGGGGCGTAGAGCCAGCCGGCGCCGAGCCGGAAGCCTGCGGACTTCAGCATCGCGTTGATGACGTAGTCGCACGCGCGGTTCCACTTATTCTGGTTGCGCCCGTTGCGGCGCGAGATGTGGTCGAGGACGCAGTGGCCGACCTCGTGGGCAAGCGCGGCCACAGTCACCTCATGAGAGAGGGTGAGGATGAAGTCGGGGTTGTACCCGACCGTCTTGCCGTCGACCCATAGGGTTGGGGTGGTCGTGTCTTCTTTCAGCACGAGGCGTAACGCCAGAGCGCCGAAGAAGACTTGCGAGGCGATCATGTCGATCCGCGCACGCGTCAGTTGCTTGAGGGCTTGTTGGTTGGTCATTTGGTTCTCGCTTGGATCCTGAAGCACAGAACAGGGTCCATCACAATGTGCTGCGTCTCAGGATCGCACCAGCTCCAGTAGCTCGCGGTCGGTTATGTCTTGCTCTCGTCATGCTTGCCCAGCGCCTCGTCCAGCATCTTGAGTGCTTTAGCCACAGGCGCGTCACCCTTCATCAGAAGCGGCATAGACAGCACGCGGCGGGCTTCTTCGGCTGCGGCGCGCAGCTTGGCGCCACCGGCAAGGCATGCGCGGATGGCTTCGTTCTCGTCGCCCGACCCGTAGTCGCCGGAATCCACCCACTCGATATCGTGCAGGGCC